TGGACGATCCGCTTAAAGTTACTTCAATAACAGTTGAAACTGGAAATCTATGCTGGGCGTGGATTGAGGAAGCCTATGAGATAAACAAGGAGCAGGATTTTAATATGCTTGACGAAAGTATAAGAGGTACTGTTGAAGAGCCTTTATATAAGCAGATTACACTCACGTTTAACCCTTGGAACGAACGGCACTGGCTCAAAAAAAGATTTTTCGATGTTGAAGACGAAAATATAATGGCAAAGACAACCAACTACATGTGTAATGAATGGCTTGACGACAGTGACAAGAAACTGTTTGAGGATATGAAGAAAAATAACCCTAGACGTTATCAGGTGGCAGGGCTTGGAAACTGGGGAATTGTTGAAGGGCTTGTTTATGAGAACTGGGAAGAAAAAGAATTTGATGTCAATGAAATTTCAAAACGTAAAGGTGTGAAATCAGCTTTCGGACTAGACTTTGGGTATACCAATGATCCGTCAGCATTTTTCTGTGGGCTGATTGATGTAGCAAATAAGGAAATTTATGTGTTTGACGAGATTTATAAAAACGCAATGAAAAACCGTCAAATCGCTGAAGAGATTATCAGAAAAGGCTATGGAAAAGAAAAAATTGTGGCAGATAGTCAAGAGCCTAAGTCAATTGACGAACTTTATGATTTAGGATTGAAAGGTATAAGAAAGTCACGAAAAGGTAAGGATAGTATAAACAACGGAGTTCAGTATATACAAGATTATAAAATTATTATCCATCCTAGATGTGTGAATTTTATAACTGAAATATCAAATTATATGTGGGATAAAGATAAATTTGATAATCCAATAAATAAACCAGTTGATGATTTTAACCATTTAATGGATGCTATGAGATATGCGCTAGAGAGCTATTCAAAAGGCCCTACATTTTCTTTTGATTAAGGAGAAAAAATGTTTAAATTTATTAAGAAATTGTTTAGGAGAAAAGATAAAATGGGAGAACAGAATATCAATCTTAGCGAAGTTGAAAATATTATAATGTGGTATTTTGCGAGTCGGAAATATAGAGAAATGAAAGATGGGAATGATTATTATCGTGGGAAACATGACATACTTTTTAGGCAAAGAACAGCTATCGGAGAAAATGGTGAATTGACAGAAATTCACAATTTACCAAATAATAGAATAGTGGATAACCAGTATAAAAAATTGGTAAAGCAAAAAGTAAATTATATAATTTCTAAAACTCCAAGTATTAAAAGCGAGAATCAGGAATATGATAATAAATTAAATGAACTGTTTGATAAAAATTTCCTTAAAATACTAAAAAGAGTAACCACTGATGTCTACAACAATGGACTTGGGTGGTTATTTTTGTATGTTGATGAAACAGGGAAATTAAGATTCAAGAGATTAAATTCAGTTGAGGTTATTCCTGTCTGGCTTGATAATGAGCATGAAGAGCTTGATTATGCAATAAGAGTTTACAGTCGAGAGATTTATAAAAATGGGACATATAATACTGAAAACTATGTTGAGATTTACAGAAAGTCTGGAGTTGAGTATTATAAAATGAACAATACAAAACTTACAGCAATTGAAAAGAAGGCGTACCTAAGTGTTGATGACAAGCCTTACAACTGGCAGAAAATACCGGTTATATGCTTCAAAGCCGATGAATTGGAACAATCCTTGCTTAAAAGAGTAAAATCGCTACAGGACGCTTTAAACACGCTTATAAGTGATTTTATGAATAACATGCAGGAAGATAGCAGGAATACAATTTTAATCATTAAAAATTATGACGGTGAAAATTTAGGCGAGTTTAGAAGAAATCTTTCCACGTTTGGAGCGGTTAAAGTTCGTGAAGACGGAGAAGTTTCTAGTTTACAGGTTGAAGTGAACGCCAGTAACTATGAAAGCATTGTGAAGCTGCTAAAAAAGACCATAATTGAAAATGGCGGAGGATTTGACAGCAAGGCGGACACTCTTGGGAATAACCCGAACCAACTTAATATACGTTCAATGTATTCAGATATAGATTTGGAAGCAAATGACTTTGAAACTGAGTTCCAGGCAAGTTTTGAAGAAATGATATGGTTTGTGGCAAATCATTTGAAAAACACAGGGCAGGGCGACTTTATCAAGGAAAAAGTAGAAGTTGTACTTAATAGAGATATTCTTGTGAATGAAAGTCAGGCTATTTCAGATATTAGAAATTCGGTTGGGATAATTTCAGAGGAGACACTTGTTGCACAGCACCCTTGGGTAACTGATGTTCAGGAAGAGCTTGCAAGAATTAAGAAAGAAAAATCAGAACAGCAGATACAGGAACAGACTGGATATGGGGAATTTAAAAAATAAAATTGGAACGATTGATTATGTACGTTCCAATTTTTTTTGTTAAGATTTTCGATAGAATCTTTTACCTTTTTCAGTAAGTTTAACAGTTATAGCAGTTAAATTTCCACCTTGCAGAGTTACCAAACCTGAATTCTCAAGGATGTTAAGTTTTTCTAAGTTTTCACCCAATCCTCTTGGACTTATTAACGATACATAACCGTCAATTCCAAAATCTAAAGAGTTTAAAAATTCTAAAAGTTCAGCGTTAGAATAACTTTTCATAAGATATCACCTGCACTTTCTATCGGAACCCCGATTATAATATTATACCTTGAAAATTAAGAAAAGGAAGAAGTTATGGATAAAAAATATTGGAAAGATAGATTTATTGAGGAAGAAAGCCGAGTTAATCAAATTGCTGGAAAAGAGATAAAGAAGCAGCAGGCTGAATACGACAAGGCAATCACTAGGATAAATCAGGATATTGAAATCTGGTATAACAGGATTGCTAAAAATAACGATGTGACATTGGCAAATGCAAAGGAAATGCTTAACAAGAAGGAACGTGATGAGTTCAAATGGACTGTGGAAGAGTATATCAAAAAAGGTTCAGGAGAAGACAGTTTGAAGTTTGTAAAAGAACTTGAAAATGCAAGTGCCAAGTATCATATAGAGAGATTGGAAGCTATGAAGCTTCAGGTACGTGCTGAAATAGAAAAGCTGTATAATGATAACGGCAATGGATTTAAAAATTATCTAGGCAACTTATATGAGGATCAGTATAACCATACGTTTTTTGAAATTGCCAAAGGTACAGGGATGGGCATAGGTTCAAATATGTATAAGTTGAATGATAAATTGGTAAATACTGTGATTTCTAACCCTTGGGCTTCTGACGGAAAACATTTTTCAGACAGGATATGGGAAGACAAGGAAAAACTTCTGAATACTCTACATACTGAAATGACACAGGCTTTTATTCGTGGAGATAAACTTGATACCTTAATAGAAAAAGTTGTTAAAAGAATGAATGTAAGCAGAAGCAATGTAGCAAGGCTTGTCTATACTGAAAGTGCCGCCTATGCTTCTAAAGCTAGAATTAAGACTTATGAAGATTTGAATATTGAACGTTATGAAATTGTCGCTACTCTTGACAGCAGGACTTCCGAGATTTGTCAGGGGCTTGACGGCAAAGTGTTTGAGTTTAAGGATTACGAGATTGGCACAACTGCTCCGCCATTTCACGTCAACTGCAGGACAACTACAGCTCCATATTTTGAAGATGAGAAAGAAGGAGAACGTGCTGCAAGGGATAAAGATGGAAAAACTTATTACGTACCTGCTAATATGAAGTATAAAGACTGGGAAATTAAATATGCGAATAAAAGATTTGTCAATACAACTGTAAAAGTTCCTGAAGGAAGATACAGATTACTTGGAAATATTAAAGATTCAAGGTATAATAGTGTAGAAGAGCTTTTGCAAAAATATGAAGAAAAAATAGTCAAAAATACCTATGAAAGTGCTATGGTTGTAACTGAGCGTGGAGAAATATACGTTATAAAGGGTGATAAAGGTTCGTTACCTATACAAAGAATCGAATCAATACGTTTTGAGAACGCTTCTATAACTCACAATCACCCAGAAGGAAGGCATGAATGGGGATTTAGTGGTGGAGATTTTGACACTTTCAGGAATGGGAAGTTCAAATATATGAGAGCGATTGATGAAAAATATGTGCATGAGTTGTCAAAGGATATGTTTGAGATGGATATGACAGATTTTGATGATGATATTCAAAAACTTAGAGAATTAAATTTTGAAGATGTTGCACAGATTTTACAAAAACTAAATGCAAAAGATAAAAACCTAAACTATAGGAGAAAAAAATATGCTATCAAGAGATCATAGGCTATATAAAGCATTTAAACAAATGAGAGATAAAGAAAAAGAGTATCAGAGAAAAAGAGACGAAATGGGATGGAGAGGGCTTGATGGACCTTTTACGAAAGAGGAAATTAAGCTTCACAAAGAATTTTTTGAGTTTATGAAAAAAACTCTAAAAGAAGAAAAAGATTTAGATTTTAAACTTTCAGATTTGTGGGAAATGTACAAGGAAGACAATCAATAAAGAAAAAAAACTAATTACGATTATTAATTTAGTCGTGATTTTTTATTTTCGCCTTTTAAGATTTGCAGGCGTAAAAGAACAAATCTAATACTATTTCCCATTAAAGCAATAGATTTATTATAAATTCTATTTAACATGAGGTTTTGATCCTTTGCCATAAAAAAATAAATAAAATATAATTTCTATTTTTTAAATGGGATTTAGTATAAATCTAATCTCGTTGGCATACAACGTAAAAAATGAATAGGAGTGAATAGATTATGAACAAAGAAGATTTGTTGAAATTAGGTCTGACAGAAGAACAGGCAGAAAAAGTGCTGTCAGCAAATGCGGAACACTTGAAAGGATTTATTCCAAAATCAAGATTTGATGAAGTGAATAATACAAAAAAACAGCTGGAAAAAGATTTAAAGGATAGAGATGTGCAGCTTGAAAATTTAAAGAATAGTTCAGGGGATTTGGAAACAATGAAGCAGACTATTGAGAACTTGCAAAAGGATAATAAAGCTGCAAAAGATAATTTTGACGCTGAACTTGCTAAATTTAAACTGGAAAGTGCAATCGACAACACTTTGCTGAGTTCAAATGCGATTAATATTAAAGCAGTTAAGGCTTTACTTGACATGGGTAGAATTAAACTGGATGGAGAAGTTCTGATTGGTATTAATGAACAGATAGAAGCTTTGAAAACTGCTGAAGACAGCAAAATGTTATTTAAAACAGCGGAATCAAAACCGAAGGAGCCTAACTTTTCAGGAGTTAAACCTGGAGAAGGGAATACAGGTACAGAAGGTGCAAACCAAACAAAATCATTAGGAGACGCCATAATGGCAAGACTGATGGTAAATAAAAATGAATAATAGGAGGTGGCTTATATGCCAATAACATTAGCAGAAGCTAAAAAGAACGTACAGGATGATTTGCAGATTGGAGTAATCGATGAATTTGCAAAAAGTAATTTTATTATGAGTAACATACCATTTGACAACGTGGTTTCGCCTACTGGTGGAGGAACTACAATGACTTATGGTTATACAAGGTTGAAAACTCAACCAACTGCTGACTTCAGGGAAGTCAATCAGGAGTACACACCTGCAGAAGTTTCTAAAGAGAGACATAATGTAGACTTGAAAATCTTTGGGGGATCATTCCAGATTGATAGAATTATTGCAGATATGGGTGGAATTGTTTCAGAAGTTCAATTGCAAATGACTCAAAAAATTAAAGCGGCATCAGCGTTATTTAATGACACGGTTATCAATGGGGATTCAGGAGTAAATGCGAAAGCGTTTGACGGATTAGAAAAAGCAGTTACAGGAAGTACAACTGAATTTATACCAACGGCAGCAATTGACTTATCAGACTCAGCAGCGGTAGACACAAACTACAAACTGTTTTTAGACTTGTTAGACGAGTTTTTAATGGGGCTAGATGGAACACCATCAATGTTAGCTGGGAACACAAAACTGATTGCCAGATTAAGAGCCTGTGCAAGACGTTCAGCCCAATACACTGTTACAATGAATGAATTTGGACAGCAGGTTGAAAGATACGGAGTAATTCCGTTTGTTGACTTGGGAACTAAAGCAGGAACTAATGACCCAGTTTCAACAATAAATGGACAAGGGGAAACTTCTTTATACGCTGTAAGATTTGGTATGGATGGATTTCACGGAGTTGCACCTACAGGAAACGCTTTAATCAAATCGTGGTTACCTGACTATAAAACGGCTGGTGCAGTAAAAACAGGTGAAGTGGAAATGGTTGCGGCAGTTGCATTAAAAGCTACGAAAGCTGCAGGAATTTTCAGAAAAATCAAGGTTAAATAGGAGGATTTTGTATGGCTGTTAAAATATACGCACCAAATGAAAACTATTCAGGAAGTAGTGCTGGAGTAACTTTTGTAAATGGGGTTGGAGAAACAGATAACCTGTATTTGATTGAGTGGTTTAAGGATCACGGATACAAAGTAGATGAAGAAAGCATTGATTCTGAAGAAAAAACTAAGAAAACTAAAAAATAGGTGGTAGCCATGGATTATATCATAGACATCAAGGAAGATGTAGAAAAATATTTAAAGTCGCTGGGTTACGAAGTTGTAGATGGTGACTTATTTTTATTAGACAATTCCATTCAGACAGTAAAGTATTACATCTGTAATAAAACTAACCAAAAGAAGGTTCCCGAAGGATTAAAATATGTCTGGATAAATAGAAGTGCGGCAGAGTTTCTTGATTTCAAATTAAAATTAAATCAGCTTAATATACTAGGATTGAATTTTAACCGTATAGCGAAAGAGATAAGTGAAGGAAAAACTAAAGTAGTTTTCGATGATACTAAAAGTACAGGAGATAAATTTGAAGTATATTTAACGAATCTTTTAACTTATGGAGAAGAAGAAATACTAAGATTTAGGAGGCTAGTATGGTAAGTGATATTTTAAAAAGTGCAAAAGACGCAATAAAGTCTATGTGGAGCGGGCTATGCACGGTTTATAAAAATGAGAAGTCTAAAAATAAGTATGGTATAGTGACTTCTGAAAAAATAGAAATATATAAAGATGAACCTTGTCATTTAAGTTTTGAAAATGTTAGCCAAGCAGATCAAACGGAATTAGGAGCGAATGTGTCTCAAGTTGTCACTCTTTTCATTTCCCCTGAAGTTTATATTCCTCCAGGGAGTATGATTGAAGTGACTCAAAACAATGTGACAAGAACATATAAACACAGTGGAATTTCTGCAATTTACACTAATCATCAGGAGATTATACTTGAATTAGAGCAGGAGAAAGCATAATGGCAAATTCAAAAATAAAAGTACAATTTGATGGTCTGAAAGAGTTTCAAAAAATAATTGAGGATATGGAAAAGGAAAAAGATCAGTTGATGATTGATACTATAAAAGAATTAGCTGCGAGATTGTTACGTAAAGTAATTAAAAGAACTCCTGTAAGTTCTCCTAATTTTGGAGTTGCTACTTACAAGAGAAATAATAAGAAAAAAGGTATAAAAAAAGGCGATACTATCTATGATAAAAAGGGTAAAGCCAGAGTTTTGAAAACTAAGACCGTTTCATATAAAAAAGATGGTAAAACAATCTCTAAAACCTATGGTGGTCAAGGTGGAACTTTAAGAAGAAATTGGACTGTTTCCGATGTGAGAAAAAATGGCGGTAATTATGAAATAGAAGTTTCAAACTCTACAGAATACGCAAGCTATGTTGAATTTGGACATAGACAAACTCCGGGAAGATTTGTTCCTGCTATTGGGAAGAGATTAAAAAAGTCTTGGGTAAAAGGTAAGTTTATGCTTACTATTTCTGAAGA